TGCACGCGACAGGACTGCCTTGAAGCACGGTGCCGCCTGACCTGCGCTTGAGGTCTGCGAAATCTCCGAAGAACTGGATTTCCCCGCCGAAACGCTGCGCGCACTCCTCGATGATCTGGACAGGGTCGGTTTCAGGCGAAAGGGTCAGATTGATGATCCGCTCGTCCCTCTCCTTTGCCTGCGAGCGGCAGAAGAACTTCACGCCCCTGGTTGATCCGCCGTCCTCCATCACCTTCTGAACGTTGGTGATCTGCCCTAGGAACACGCTACCGAAGGTGCTGGCATACCCAGCCTCCAGTGAGATGAACTCGTATTTCTTGGCGATACCGTCGCCAAGCATCTGGCGGGTGGAGTACGCAGAGGTGTTGTAGATCGTGATCTCGGCCACGCTGAAGGCATTGCCGGCGAAGTGGATGATTTGGAACGTAATCCGCAGGCCGTCACTGTCAGGGTTCATCTCATAAACGCGACCGCCTGAGTCCCGCCCAAGCTTCAGGCGATACCGGCGCAGGTAGATTTCTTCACTCATCCGACCACACCAAGAGGTTGTCTTTTCCGAGGTTGTCAGGCGTCGGCTGGGCGCCTTCCAGCGTCAGCGATCCGTAATTGACCTTTGACGGCGGGTAGAGCCCGGCCAAGATATCCACGCCTGGCAGCAGGTACCGGCCAGCCGTGAGCAGAGCGCCCGATGCCGCCCGGATGTTCACCTGAAACACCTGCAGGCGAACGGCCCATTGCAGCTCAATGGTCAAGGTGTTGACCCCGAGCTGGGCAGTGAACGTTTGGGCCGGGAGCGCCTGCACCTGGACCCTGTAGCGGCTCATGGCATCACCTCGACTGAGGCGTAGCCCGAGGTAACCATCGGTGCACCTTGGGTGGCCACCGGGTCCTGCTGCAGAAGCTGCTCGGCAGAGGTAACCCCACGGGTCACCTGCGAGTTCACAACCCTGGCCTGCTGCAGTTCGGCCACAAAGACCAGGCCGTCCTCATCATCTGGGCGAGTGCGCTGGTCCAGACGGATCAGCACCATGTTCCTCATGGTCTCGTATTCGGTGACCAGGTCGAAGCGTGAACGGGATTCGAGCAAGGCAGTCAGCGCAGCCCAGGCCGTAGCAGCGCGGGTCGCTTCGCTGCCTGACAGGAGGTAGGCCGAAACGGTTGATACCGCAGCGCCTGCCACACCACCAATGGCGCTTGCGATCGCTCCGACGCCCATCATGCCCAGATCGCTGAGCCCGATACCCAGCGGGGTATTGGATACCGCACCCGTCAGAAGGTAGCGATTAGGTAACAAGCGGGCATGGTCGTTGCCATTGGTGCCGAACTCCACCGGGAACTCAGTCAGCTGCACTGCCTTGCTGGTCGCCCCCTCGAGCTTTGCGTCAAACTCGATAGGGCCAAGCATGGGCAGCGTCTTCGAAAAGATGCTCATGACCCCGTCAGCGATACTCATTTTTCTGCACTCTTGAAGTTCTCAGAGGTGTGATTAATCAGCGTGGCCATTTCTTCGTTGAGCACCTGCTTCACCTTTCCAATATCAGCCCCATGGATATGGAATTGGCGGTTGTCCACGTTCTGCACCTGCTGCGCAGGCCGTGTCGGCGAGTCCTGGGCAGCGGCTGGCGCAGCTGCTGGTGTCACTACATCGCTGGCGCTGTATTGCTCGGGCGCCTTGCGCTGGGCCTTTGCCCATGACTCCAGCTGCTCAAGGAGCCCTGGGCCAGTGTTCGAACCCTTGCTCAGCTCGCCCTGGATCTTCTTCCACTCTTCGGGCTTGCTCAGGTCGACGACAGGCGCAGCAGCTGGCTGAGCCTCGGGGGTTCCTCCATATGACTCAGCAATAGCCGCACGCCTGGCTATCTCGCCGTTAGTATCAGCTGGTCGCTCGTAATGCTGGGATACAATCCCGGCAGCTTCCGGGGCGCTTGTAGCCATCTTCAGTTTCTGGCCGGCCGATTTCTCAGTCCCGCGAGTGAGCTCGTAGTGAATAAACTCCAGTTGCTCCTGCGCGGTTGATTGGCGAATGTCCTTGCCGGAGAACTTGGCGAAATTGGCTTGCCGGTCGGGGTGCCACTGCGCCATGCCGTAAGCGTTGCCACCATCACCGACTGCGTCTGGTTGGAAGTTGCTTTCTTGCTCCAGATTGGCGGCAATTCCCTTGGCCTGATCCTCTGACCACCCCTTTGCACGGAAGAAGTCGATGGTCGCGGCAGCTGCCTCGGACTGACCACGGCGAATCCGGTTGTTGATCAACTCCTTGTCCTCACCCTCGTTCAGGCTGGATGAGTACAGAAGCGCAGCCGCGCTGCCTCCTGCGATGGCGAGACCTGAGGCGCCAACTGTAGCCGCTGCCGAGCCGCCAGCAGCAGCGCCGGCAGCACCAGCTACCCCGCCAAGGCCGACAAGTGCCCGAAGCGCCGCAAGGCCCTTCAATGCGCTAGCGCCACCCATCAGGATCAGGGCTGCCGAAACGAGTTCGACGTTCTTGGCCAGGGTCCCGAAGAAGGCCTCAAGGCCCGAATCCACCAGATCCTTGTTGTCGCGGTAGAAGGTGGTGAAGTCCTCAGCCATCTCGGCGAATGCTGGCACCAGCTCCCCCGCAATGGTGTTGCCCATGTCGGTGAAGACCAGATTCAATTCAGCGCTGGCCTTTGTCAGCCTGGCGGCGTCCTCCACCTGTTTCTGGGTCATGATGCCCAGCTTGCCCCGCGAATCCAGCTGACGCTCTACCTCGTCGCGGCCCTTCATGAGCAGGCGAATGGTGTTTTCGTCGAAGCCCAGGGCCTGGCCTGCCAGGCGCTGATTGAGCGGCGTCATCTTCTCAAACGACCCAGCGATGTTGGCCAGGGCCTCGGCCGTGTCTTGAGCGCCGATGATTGCGCTTGGGTCGAGCCCAAGCTTGGCAACATCCCCGAACCAGCCGACATTGCCGGTGATCTGTGACGCCATCAGGTCCTGCACCTTCTGCATCGCTGCGAAGGCATCCTGGGCGCTGCCACCTTGGGCCACTAACGCCTGACTCAGGGCCTGCACGTTCTGCGTGCTCAGCCCGGTCAACCTGTTGAAGTTGTTGAGTTCAGTGCCGGCCCGCTGGAAGTCACCAACGACCTTGTCGATCGCCAGCTTGCTAGCCAGGACGGCACCGAATTGCAGGGCCGACTTTGTGAGCCCGCCAAAGGCCGAATCGGCCTTCTGGAACGACCTTTCGTCAACCTTGATGCCCAGGGCAATCAGGAAGCTTTCAAGTACTTTCACTGGTTGGCTCTCCGGCTCTCATCGTGCAGCTGCCGCACGTACAGCATTTCATCCATCGCCAGATTGGCGCGCTTGACCCAGCCCAGCGAGTAAGTGCCGTCTTGCAGCTGGTTGTACGTGCACAGCGGAGGGCAGACCCCGGGTATGCCTACACAGGGTCGCCAGAGATCCCACTCGATAGCTGGGTTTAGGCGCTCTCCTGACTCGCCTCGGGCTCCTCGGCTGAACCGGTAGAGCTCT